CACAGCAGGTAGTGTGGCAGTTACAGGTGAGGGAAACTCAACGACAACCAATCTCCAACAGGGATTGGCTAAACTGTGGCATCAAACAAATGCAAGTAGTGGTACTCCTGCTACTCAAGATTCACTCAATTTAGGTAGTATAACTGATAATGGAGTGGGAAACTTTACTTTTAATTTTACAAATAACATGGGTAACAACGATTATTCTTTTACTCATTATGGAATAACAGATGGAACATACTCATTATATCATGGTGCTAGTTTATCTGTAGGCACATCATCTTTACAATATAGAGATAATAAAACAGACAACTTATCAAGTGCAGCAGCAGTAGACCATTCACATATTAGTGATACAATTCATGGAGATTTAGCATAATGGCAAGTATATTAAGAGTAGACACATTAACAGATGCAAGTAGTAATAATTCAATAGGCATGAGCTATGTTGCAGAAGGTTCAGCTAAATCATGGGCGAATTTAAATGGAACAAGCACAATAGCTTTAAGGGATAGTTTTAATGTAAGTTCAATAGCAGACGATGGAACAGGTGATTATGATTTTACATATACAAATAATTTTGGGAATGTAAATTATTCTATTTCATCGCATGGTAGTTTTACAAGTACAGGTGCATGGGCTACTTTAAATTCAGCAGAAGAAGTGCCTACTACATCTTTTCATAATTATAAAATGGTGGATAGAACTGGCTCGGCACAAGATGCAACCTATGCTTACTATTCAGCACATGGAGATTTAGCATGAGTAAGGCATCTGATTTAGCAAGG